TATTACCTGTAGATTTTTTGTAAAACATTTCTTCTTCTAAATCAAAACATTTTTCAAAAGGTTTATCTTCCATTAGTGCTTTAGTATTATCTAAAGCTTTCTGTATGGCTTCTTTTCTGTATTCAGAATCATCTTGTGGAGGTTCACTTAACAACAGTTCCCCTGTGGATTTATTAATAACAATCCACCCACCAAAAGGTTTCTTTGTTGCTTCGGAATATAAATACCCCTGTGTTAAATATCCAAAGACATCATCCTTGGCAACCTTTTCAAACCCACCACCACTCTCCCCAAACTTTTTATCAAAAGCAAAAGGTGATGCAGTTTTAATATCATAAACTTTATCATCTATTATTATATCATATGTTCCCTTCATGTCAAACCATTTGGTTTTGTACTTGACATTACCTTGAACACCTTGTATATTAGCTTTGGTAGTTCTTAAAAGCATAATCACAACTGCTTCTAATAAATCCCCAAATAAAAATCGTAACTTATTATTATAGTTTTCATAAGACTGTATAGCATTGCCACCGGAATATTTCTTTTCCATTTGTAATTGACATAAAGGTTTGCCAATGCTAGACATTCTAATTCTAAATTCTGATTCTCTCTTCTGTGTAAACTGTTTTTCTACGGCTTGTTTACAATCTTTAAGAAACTGTTTCAGTATCTCTTTAGGTATTGCCACAGGCTTGTGTTGGGCCTGTGACAATAATGCTTTTACTTCTTCTAAGAAAGTCAAGCGGTTACTTCTTTTAGTATCTCGTCATCTAACACATCTGACGCAGTAGTATGACTTTTCTTAGCTTTACTATGCTCATCTTTAACATAGTTATTTTCTGATTCTACAAACTCTAGGAAACCTTTTAATGTTTCTTTATCTGTATCAGAAAACTTAACATCCTTATTGCCATCTTTAATCTTGGCAACAAAGTAAGTGACACTGCCTTTGGTATGTTTTTCTGTACCATCAAATTCAAGTAAAGTATTATACATAATCTTATTACGTTTGGATAAACTTTGTAACATGTTGCCGATTGGCATAAAGTTTACACCTCTTACTCTGTATACTACAGGTTCACTTGTTAAAATAATCTCTTCACCTTTTGAAGATTTACCTTTTGCTGATACAACACCAAAGACATTTCTATAGCAAGTAATCTTTTCCTGTTCTATCTTCGCAACAGGGTCTAGATTTTCTCGTTCTGCTTTGGGTACACTTCCACATGATTCAGTTCCATTGGTATCTATCTTAGAATCCGACCAACTTCTAAACATAACAGTCTTGTAATTATTCTGTTCGTTTTCCTCATCATATTTTTTGTACTGAAATGTATTTAAGAAAGGTCTGAAAGAAACTTTCTCTGCATACATCGTACCTTGACTTGTGCCTTCTACTTTATACAAGCCTCGTTTGATAGCATTGCCGTCACTATCTTCTGCTTCATAGTTAATAGATAACCTCGCTAAAGATGAACCACCCATATCGACATCTTGTCCGACCATGGCCATTATCTTATCGTTTGATAGATTATCTAAATTACTTAGTTCGTTTGACATATTTGTCTCCTTATATTATTATATTGTATCATACTTCTGTGGATAAGTCAAGCCAATTATCACCGCTTTTTATTTCAAAATCTAATGGGACATTTAATTCACAATCAAATCTATTCTTTAGTGAATCTTTTATGCTAGAAAAACCTTTATTAAGGACCTCTATGGCTTGATTATATTCATCTGGATGCACGTCTAGTATCACAGAATCATGTACAGTATTGATTAATAATGTCTTCATATTGTTTTCTTTCAATAGATTCCATACATTAATACAGGCTATAGGAACTATATCTGCGGTGGCAAATCCTTGAACAGGATAGTTCTTGACTGCGGTAGATTGTGTACTACTGCCGTCTTTTCTTCTATAGATATTAGGGAAGTAATATTCTCTACCACTTGGTAGTCTTACTATCTTTGATTTAATTGCAGTATCTTCTAACTTCTTATGCCACTCTGCAATGTCTTCATACTTCTCTAAAAACTTTTGATAGTATTCTTTTTCTTTTTTCTTACCCATCATTCCACCATATAAAGGTTTAAATGTGTGGGCCTTTGCGTCTTGTCTTGAACATCCAATAACATCTGCAGTGTATTGATGAACATCAACTCCGTCTGCTATATCTATCATGCCTTGTTTATCTTGAGCCAAGAATACTGCAGTTCTAAATTCTAATTGTGCAAAGTCTACTTCAATAATTTTACCATTGTAGAATCTAGATGTAATCGCTTTCTTGATAGGGAACTTATCACCCCTTGGCATATTTTGGAAGTTAGGTTTGGAACTAGATAGTCTTCCTGTTGTAGTTATATGCTGATTAAAAGAGGGGTGAAGGATTCCGTCTTCTCTAGTATTGTCTTTGATACCTGTTATAAATGTATTAAGATAAGTTTCTACTGCACTGTATCTCATAATACTATCTACAAATTCTTTTAATGTACCTTCTGCAAACACAGATATTTTATTGAGCGTATCTTTATCTGTCTTGAATCCACCTTGAGAAGCATCATGGATTGTTCTAGGGGACCAACCAAATCCTGCCTTGGCTTCTGTTTCTAAGAATATCATGCCTTCACCTTTACAATCAGGACACTTTGACATGTTCTTAAAAGGTGTTCCGTCTACCTTAGTGTGTCTAATTAAACCTAAACCATTACAAGTTTTACATTGTGTAGCTACTGTTTTGTACACAGTATCAGTATACTTATCTACATTGTGTTGAAACTCTCTGTCTGTCATACGGGGCCTACGTTTAGGTCTTTTAGTTTTCTTATCTATACCTATGTTGAATAATTCTGCCCATTGTTTTTTATCTTGTACCTTTCTAGAGTAGATAACCTTAGATAAATCCTCTGTTGATGATAGGTTTATCTTAGTATCACCCATCATTTGTGCTACAATCTTATCTATTTTGTTTTTAAGTTTATAGTATTCTTCATTCAATTCTTTTTCAACCAACTTTAGTTTATCAGAATCTACATGATTACCATTCATTTCCATATCTATTAGGACCTGTAGAAAATTATTCATCAAGTCTCTCGTAGGAATCAGATTAGTATTGGCATGATTATCAAAGGCTTGTGTTTGTACTTCATACAATTCTTTTGTTATCTTAACATCTTGCTTACCATACTCTTCTAATTTAGCCATAGGTATCTGATGTATACCATAACCTTCGTTCATGTAGGTAGCTAGGATATCTGATTTTAAACTAATACCTCTACGTTTACATGATTCTTTTAGTGATACAGATTTTTTCTCACCTCTGTTTATAATATACTCACCTAGCATAGTATCATAGAGTTTACCTTTGTATGTAAACCCACATTGATAGAGCCATGACATATCAAACTTAAGGTTATGGCCTACTACTACTTCTGATTTATCTAGTATATTTTGTATGGCTTTTCTGCTTTCTGTCAAGTCTTTTTTAATTTCTTCATCGTGATAAAAAAAATAATATTCATCATTGATACCTACACTCACTAATCTATTTTCCGGATTAAAGGGTGAAGGGTCTCCTTCTTTTGTAAACGTTGTTTCTATATCCAATACTGTTATCATCTAGTTCCTTTCTGCATAACGTGATATTGTGGGTCTAAGTATTACCTCAAACTCTGCATGGTCACCTGTTAGTTTATTCTTAGATAGTGTTACGAATCTAACACAATCCTCTAAATAATTTTCTACTTCGTCTTCTTTACCAATACCTAAAATGATATCGGCCTCCGCAGCTTTACCTGTCTTGGAGTTTTCCATTGTACTAAACGTCACCCTTGACCTACCCTGTGCCTCTGCTGAAGCCTGTGACATTCCTATCACTAGGATATTATGACGTTTGGCCAACTCTCTTGATTGAGTATACACCTCTCGTAACTTTTCATGGGTGGCATTGTATTTACCTGTCACATTTATCTTATCTAATTGGTCAATGATTAATATATCTACATCATTAGTAGAACAATACTCATCTAAATCATCCATAGTTTTTCCTACACAATCAAAGTTTTCAATGTAAGGACTGATTGTGGACCACTTTTGTTTAGCTAAATCTCTACTACCATTAAGAATATTACCTCGTTGTAGTCCTGAAGACGCATTGAGTAATCTCATTTGTGTTCTGATTGCCGGTTCTTCATTAGCAAAGATAGAAACTTTCTTTTCTTGCCATGCGAATCCCTTAGGTGAGGCAACAAGGCTAACCCAAAATGCAGTCTTACCTACATCCGGTCTAGCGAATACAATCATAAAGTTTCCTCGACCAATACCATTGGTGGCTCTTTGTAGAGAATTTAAATTAAATTTAAACTCCCCTTGTTCTTGTAATGCCTCTACAATTTCATCTACATCTTTAGTGACGGCTTCACTTTCTTGTTGCGTTTGCTCTTCATCTACATTAGCCATAAACTTTTCTACTTGTTTAAGACTACTACTACTAGGATTGTTAGATATATCTAAACAGATTCTTGCTAACTCATCTGCTTTCTTGATTCGATACATTGACTTCAAAGCAGTAGCAACCACATCATCGCTAGGTTCTTCTTGCCTTTCTATGCTATCTATTAGTTCATGGATATTCTTTTGAGAAGCAAAGCTAGTGTTAGGATAGTAGGTGTTGAAGTAAGCTAACTTTAAATCACTAAAGTTTACTTGAGTAATGTTAGGATTATCTCTGTAGATATATCCTATGGTCTTGTATATTTCTCTTGCACCATTTTGAAATATGGATGCGTCTATTTCTGATTTTAGTTTATCGTATTTTTCTTTTGTTAGTAATGTTCTAAGTATATATAATCTTAGGTTCCCTGTTTCCATTCATCGCAACTTTCTTTTAATACTTTAACTCCAATAGCCTTGTTTCCATTTTACATTTAGCCAACTCTAATTGAGTCACACTTTTTGTATCACAATCTACTTTCGTATTTTGTATCGGTTCTATTTCTTCTATTATTATTTTATCTTCTTTTTTATCTTTGTCAAATATAACTGTACAAGAACTAATAAATAATAATAATACTAATTTACTCCACATAATCTTCTTCCTCTATTCTAACATACATTCTTTCAATGTCAAGTGCAATCCCAAATTCTTTTTGAAAAGATTCTGAAACTTTCTTTCTACATGTCTCATCTATATCAGATACATTTCCGGCCACCTCTACTTCATAGGGTACCTCTACAGTCACAGTCATTAAGTGTTTCTTACCAAACATATTATCCCTTTCTATGTGTATTTATGTTCTTTGTAGTAGTATTCGTAGGCTTTTTTTGTTGCTTTATCACAATCAAAAACTTTCATCTTATAGTCTTGTGCTTGTTCATCACTTAAACTTATTTTATCAACTAAACTATTTCTATGTCTATAAATACTAGAGTTAGGATTTAATTGTCTTTCCATAGTATTTACCGC